CCACTTATCTTGTCGTACTTAACAATTACCAAGTCAATGCCTTTCTTAAGCCATCTGGTAAATCAATTGGATCTACATCATTGATCACTTCATAAACACTGCCATTAGGATGTATTGAGGGTGGTAATACAACATAACCTTTATGTTTAATATCTATACCAGCTATCAATTTACCTTTAAATGGCAAGCTTGGATCAGCCTTAAAATAAAAGTGGTAACCATCATCAGTCTTGACAGTGTGTGTATTTAACTTCATGCACCACTGAAAATAGTTTTGCCACTCTTGTTTGCTTACGGCATTACGCTTATCAAAATCTAAAACTACAAGACTTGATTGCACAATGGCCAAGCCAATGTTTAGATTAGGATCATTTTTAAACCATTTTTTAACCAATGATTTATTGTTACTTGCATCAAGATAACCATGTCGTAAAAACTTACATGGCTCTTTAGATTGTGATTTTAAAGGCATAACAAACCAGCCTTTCTCAACATAGGCTAACGCGTTCAATGGTTCACCTTTTGATTGTTCATGTACTCAGCTAATAAACCAAACAATTTAGATTTTAATCTACGCACTGCATCATCTGGTGTTTTACCAACAGCCATAAAACTGCCTAGCGCATTTGTTGTACTTGCAAGATAGCTGTCAGTATCTTGTGTGTATTTAAAATCTATCTTGCTTTGTAACACACTCTCAATAACTATGATCATACGCGCACCCAAGACCCTGCATAATCAGTTGTAAAACAATATTGATCCATAGCATTGTCATAAGAAATACTGTAATCATATTTATTTTGTTGTAAAAACAATGTTGCCAATACAGCTGAGGCATAATTTTCTACCCAATAAATGTATTTATGTGACCAACAAATTGTGTCCTCAAATCTATCTTTTTGAGTTAACCAATCTGTCTCACTAGCCCATTGCATTTGTGCATCAGTCAAACCTTCAAACTGGATCTTACTTATTTTCATGTTAACCCCTTCCAAGGTCAATTGCATTTACAAAAGCAATTGAACCAGATCTAACTGACAAATGCAACTACCCAAAGGCTTTGCCTAAAGCTGTAAAGCTGCCATCATTGTTAAACCTGATCATTTCAAAGCTCACATTACCCCTCTTGACTGTCATTACGACTGCCCCAGCCTGCCAATTGGCATAATGGCCGTATTTAGCCAAATAAGACATGGATTGTAGGTTGCAGGTATGTCCTACCTCAACACCCACTAAAACCCTCTGTAATCGGCCATTAAAGGCCTCTGAGTGGCATTGGTAACCCATCCTGTGCGTATGCCCTGAAATTACGCTTTTGCCCCACCTGCGTGCGATCCCCAAGGCCGTTGAACCGCCGACACGCGATATGTTTCCCTCATCCCCATGACAGAGGACAAAGTCAGTCCCAGGAATTTCAAAAGGCTTTTTCGCAAAATAGATGCCCATCCGATCAAAGTCCATAAACTGCTCATACTGCAGCTCTGGTAACTCCATAAGTCCAGGTACAGCCATCAATGATTTAAATAATCTATCACCATGATTAGATCTTGAAACTACATCTGTTTTTAAATCAAATAAAATATCTTGGCACAACTGTCTGTCAGCATTTAATGTTTGTTGAAATGACTCAGCTTTACCTTGAGAAAATTTTGACAAAGTATTTAAATCAAGTTCATCCCCAACATTTAAAACTAAATCAAATTTAAAAGTTTTAACAAGTTTTTTTAAGTTAGCAATAGCCGCATCAAATTGAAAAGGTACTTGAAAATCACTACAAATTAAGTAGCGTGCATTAGCGGTTTTGTCGCGCTTAATCGTCATCCTCATCAAAGTCATCTAAAGGATTTTTAATAGGATCGGTAGGGTTCACAATCCAATCAGGATAACTTGATCTGTCCATTGCAAATGCAAGTGCGTTGCCCTCACTCATGCCAGCTTTTCTGCAAGCTAAATAAACTTCATTGGCTGCAATAGCCCAAAAATCTAATTTAGTAAGTACAGAGTCTTTTGTGGTTTTGCGTTTTGGCGCAACCTTTTTTTTGACTTTGCGTTTGCGTGTAGTTGCCATAGGATAAGTGTAAATCACACAATGCCTGCTATAGCCCTGTGGACACCTTCCTCTAAATCTATTTTTGGCGTGTAATACTCACTCATCATGGCAGGGTTACCGACCCTATAGGCCACCCCTGCAGGCTTATCTGTCAGGATGTTAAACTTAGGCATCTTGTCCACGCCTAATGTCCTTAAAGCTATTTGAGCTAGTTCAAGGAAAGTGGTCGGCCTACCTGTACAAAGATTGACAGTTTGATTGCACTCATTTTTGACCATTGTTATGACTGCATCTACGACATCATCAATGTGTATAAAGTCTCTAGTAGTCGTAGCCCTGCCCCATATATCAAATGGATTTGAGTTAAGTATAGCTCTTTGTATGATGCTAGGGAAAGGATAGGTTAAATCTTGGTCAGTGCCATATCCGCTAAAAGGTCTAAGTATTAAGACCTTAGTGCCAGTCTCTCTTAAATAGTGCATTAGGGTCTCACCTGTCAGCTTAGACCAGCCATAGGTTAAATCGGGCGCGCCTATCTTTTTAAAGTTTAGATCTTTCTCTTTCAACTTATGTTTTTTTGACAGGGTTTGCAGCTCTACAGGATAGGCAGCTGATGAGCTGAAATAAACTACATAAGGCTGTCTAGTTACCATGCACCAGTTTGCAAACTCAGCATCTATAGCAAGATCTACTGCAAGGCTCAAAGGATTGCCCTCTATTTGTACACGCCCACCTACGATAGCTGCAAGATGTATTACTAAATCATATTGTTTTGTTTCTAGCTTAAAAAAATTTCTGCAATCAGTCCCATTTTTAAGATCTACTAAAGTCAAGTTGGCGTAGGGCAACGCACGCCTAAAAGCTTTACCCACAAAACCATGTGAGCCTGTAATCAAAATGTTCATTTATATTTTCTTACAATTGCCGCATACTCTGAACTTATTAAATATTTTTGTAATGTCAAAAGATCCTGCTCATACCATTTAGGCTGATTGACTCTTTCATAACCTGCATCCATCTCAGCTTTACCTGCAGCTGGATGTATATGCTCAATGATCACATCAGGTAAATATTTTAAACAATCTAGGTCTATGGCTAATTGCTTAACAAAGTTGTCAAAAAATAAATGTACGCAACCAGGAAAGGTCATACCTTGTAACTCTGCTACAAGATTTCTACTCATTGCAAAAGCTGTTGGCAGATTTGCACCTTGCAACAGATCATCACCATAGGCAATACCTTGATCTAAACCTATCGCTTCCACAAGGGCTTTATCCCAGCCTTGGGTTCTAGGAAGGTGATCATCACCCATGAAAATAAAATAATCATATAAAGGAAACTTAGTAATATCCAACAAAATAACAGCCACATCATTAAGAGACTTTGCACAGCCACCTGTTTTATTTTCTGCAGGCATACACCTATACTCAAATTCATCCTCAAATCTTACATACTCAGACCAGAGTGGATCATCATTGTCTATGACAAAAAATAAATCTGCCTCTGCATTTGTATCTCTAAATGCCTTGGCCAATCTGTAAGCATTTAAAGGCCTGCCCCTGGAAGGTACTACTACACAGCTTCTCATCTGAGTAGGGTAAAGGAACTATTGCTTACTTATGAGGATGTCATAGAGCGTGTCTAGTTTTTGCTCTATGCGCCTTACTCTGCCCTCTAGGTTATGGCCGCCATTGCCGTCATCTTTTAGCTCAGATAGATAATGCTTTACTAGCCATCTAACTGTGGCAATTAACGCACCTACAATAGTTAAAAGTGAAATTATTAAAGCTGCCCAATCGTTCACACTCATTAGCTATTGATGCCAAACTTGTCATCCTGTGGATCAAAATAGCGTGCTAAAGGTGCTACTAATGCACCTGCTAAAATTGCATATTCAGCATTCCAATCCGCAATTAAAGCTAAGGCAGTTGTTATAGATGCGGCAGCCACGCTTCTTAGATATGACTTCAAAATTTCTTTTCTCTTCTTATCTAATTTCATTTCAATCCTAACTCTTTGATTTTGTCTTTAACCTGCTCAGGGGTTAATGCTATTTCAAAATGCATTTCATCTTTACGCTTTTTGTAATTGCCACCCCAAAACAAGCCATATTTAGTTATTAGTAGCTTAATTGTATTGGATTGATCACGATTAAATGTATTTGACTTGCCCAAGGGATGTTTAATTGCATTTAAATCAATGGCAGTGCCAGAGCTGTGATTGCTTAATACTTTGTCAGATCCTCTGGTCATACGGAAGGCGTAGCCCCAGTCATCTAATTGACCAATATCAATAGGCTCAACTAACTCATGGAAATCTTTAGCAAAACTTACCAGGATTGGCGCAACGGCTTTGGCACATGCAAACCTAATCTTTGTACCTGGCACTGTAAAAGTTTCAATGCCTAATGCCTTACGATCTTCACTAGCCAGCCATCCATTAGGGCTAGTAAGTTCTCTTATTGTTGCCATTAGATTAGAGTTGGTTACTCATCCTCTGTATCAATCGGGGTGGATTGTGCCGCTAGATATGCTTGATAATCTGAATTGGCTTCATCAATAGGAATAAAAGATATTGAGCCGTTTCCATTATCTCTTTCAATAAATGATTGACCCATATCTGTTGTATATTCTTTGTAAGTAATCATAATTCAGCACTCATTTCTATTGCTTCCGCACTTCCAATGTTTATTAAGGCGCTACCTTGTCCTGCGGTTAATCCGCTTGCAACTGTGGTAGAAAACCATAGATTTTGTAATGTGTTACCTATAATCGAAGTAGTGCCATTACAAGCAACATTTGTACCACCTGATATTCTTACTGCTAAACCACTTGCAGCATTTGTAACTGTTGTAGTTGGTCTAACTCTCATGGTTACTGGAAGCGGAATTGCACTGTACGCCTCAGTTGTTGAATTATTAAAACCAGCATAAAATATATTATTGCTACCAGGAAGCTTAAAATAATACCTTTGGCAAGCAGCTAACTCACCTTGAATAGTTCCTGTTGCAGTTTGGAAATCTGTAACAGTTGAGCCTTCTTCAACTTGAATACCCCACATATCAAAAGTATTATTTTGAATACCAATAGAGCCAGTTCTAGCATTGTAATCTGAGCCAGCAGAGTTCCATAAAAATAATTGCAAAGATGAAGTATTAGCTGTTGTTCCAATAGTTTTGCCAGCAATTGAAGGTACTGTTCCAGTAACTGTATATCTTGCCCAGGATGTAGTTAACGTTACTTGGCCAAAATATGTATTAACTGTTGAAGATGGAGAGCCACCACTACCAAAGTTTTGCACCATTTCAACCGCTATTTTTTTGCTAGTAACATCACATTTAGCCCAAAAAGATACAGTTACTGTTTGATTGGCAAAAGTACGGACATCTTCTATTTTTTGAAGTAGGATAGAGTCTTGCGAAGCAGAAGATTGGCCTGAGTTAGCAAATCTTGCAAAATATTGCGCTTCATAACCAGCTACTGGTGCAGTACCAGGAGTAAATGATTGCATTGTACAAACATTTGTGCCGCTTATAGAATTACTAAATACCCATCTATCTGCCATTGCATAGCCAGAAGGGTTAGTTATAGTAAAAAGATTTCTCTGATTTATTGCAAAATCACCATTGATAATTTTATTTTTACCAGCCGCATATTGTAAAGATGCAGGTACACTTCCACCAACTGCTACCCATGCGCTTCCAGAATAATACTCAGTTGAGTTAGTGTCTTTTAAAAAGGAAATCATACCTTCTGCAACAACACCTGTTAATGCGGTTGTACGCGCTGAAGCATCAGCAAAAACCATTACAGTTTGTTCCATTAAATAAGTATTAACCTGGGCGGCTGTTAAAACATCACCAGTGTTAAATAATTTGTAACCTGCACCTGCCATTATTTACACTCCCTAATAAGCCAAACTGTCTTGATCTAAAATTCCATCTACGGCTGAGTCTAGCAAAAATCCAGAGGCAAAGGGTTGCGCACAGGTAAAAGTCACTAAAAAACTACTTGGTGTTATTTCATATTGGACACCCGCAATTACGCTTTGAGTTACTACATTGCCTGCAGGCAGAGTTTGGGTAACCTCTATAGGGTTGAATATATCTAACTGTAAAGCTGCAGTTACTCTAGCTGGATCAATTGAGGAATAAGCATCCACAGTCAAGGCGTTTAATTGTAGATCTACCCCTTGCTCTTTGCGTGAGGCTACAATCATTAAAGCCTGGTTTAGGGCATCTGCCTCTGTAGTCATAATGCCTGATCTAATTCTGCTATGTTGGAAGTAATCATCAATGCTGTCAGTATTAGATGCAACCTGAGTTGTCAACCCAGTAGGGGTAACCTCAGCTTTATTGATGAGCTGATAATCTGATATATCAAATTGAGCAGCTTGGTAAGTGATGTCACCTGATCCCACTTGATCTGAGAATTTAGTCAATGCGCCACCAGATGCAGTAATAATGTCATTGCGCGATAAGAATTTAACAAAGCCCCTTTCATCAATGTATAAAGCCCCAAGGTCTGTCTGCTCTACCACCTGCAGCGCACCTAGTAAAGATCTTGATGCCCCTGTA